AAATAAAACACAACATGGGGCATTACAATTCCGTTAGGCATGAATTTCTATTGGTGTGTACTAAGGGAAGTTGCCACCCGGAGCATATACAATTATTTGATAGTGTGCAGTCTATTGAAAAGACTGAACATAGTATTAAGCCAGAACAATTTAGGAAAATCATTGATACGTTGTATCCGTCAGGGAATAGGATAGAATTATTTGCAAGGGTTAAAATAGAAGGATGGGATTATTATGGAAATGAGTTATTATGAAAAACAATTAAATGAGGGGCTGGAATTTCAAGATTTCTGTTCCATTCAATTTGCCAAAATAGGAATATTGATAACAAACTTTGCAAGTAAAAAATATCAACTTGAAAAGGGTGAGAATATTCAAGGTTATGAATTTAAATTTGATAAAAAATTCCGAAAAACCGGTAATTTTTGGATAGAAACAGAGGAAAGAACAAATATAAATAAAGAATATATTAAATCTGGAATTAATAGAAATGACAATACTATTTTTTATGTAATTGGAGACTATGCCGGAGTATACTTGATGCAAAAGAAGGTACTCGTTTTTATTCAAGACAATTATAAAATAATAGAAAATAATATGAAAACGTCAAAAGGATATTTATTGCCGGTTACAAAAGCAGATATTTATTTTAATTATTTTAACTTTTAGGGGATAGATAGATAAAAATATTGTTGATAAATAATAAATTTTATGTTAATATAGTTAACATAATTAGATTATTTTGATTATATTTTTGCATCCCGTTAATTCGACGGGATGTATTTTAAAATCGAATTTGGAAGTAAGGGACAGGCCGAAAAGCGGAGTGTAGAAAATCCATCCATACCGCTTAATTCAGCAAACATTCTTGAATATTTTACAGGCGGAACATCACGTAGTGGTGTATCTGTCGATGAAGAAGTCGCATTGACTTTTTCTGCCGTATACGGTTGTGTACGAATATTGTCCGAAACGATCGCTTCTTTACCTCTTGCGGTATATAAGAAAGAAGGCAATGCGAAGCAGATAGATACAAGTCATTCGCTTTATTTCCTTTTACACGATCAACCCTGCGAAATGTACACTTCGTTTGAATGGCGACAACTTATGCAGGCATCGGTATTGTTGTGGGGAAACGGATATTCAAAAATCATCCGGGATAAATATTACATTCCGAGGTGGTTTGATTTTATTCATCCCTCTGTGGTTCGGCCATATCAGGTGATCCGGGGTGATGGTACGAAATCGCTGGCATATGAAATAAATCGAAATAATGGCGCTAAGGAAATCATCAAAGGGATTGATATGATCCATGTGACGGGAATGGGGTTTGATGGAATTTCTGGAAAATCACCTATTGAAGTTGCGAAAGATACTATTGGATTAGGAATAGCGGCGGAACGGTTTGGAGCAGAGTTTTTTTCCAACGGTGCAGCCTTTAATGGTTATTTTGGAACAGATAATAAAATGACGCAGGATCAGATGGACTTGGTTCAAAAGTCATGGGCGGCACGTAACACGGGTGAAGGTAAAAGATGGAAAACACCGGTAATACCGTTCGGATTAAAGTATAATACGATTGGGATTCCCCCGGAACAGGCGCAATACATCGCAACACGCAAATTTCAGCTGGAAGAAATTGCGAGAATATACGGGGTTCCATTACATATGCTCGCAAACCTGGATCGTTCTACGAATAATAATATAGAGCATCAGGGAATCGAATTTGTGACAAATACAATGCGTCCCTGGTGTGTGCGGTGGGAAATGGAGTTAAATCGAAAGTTATTGCGTGAAGATGAAAAAGGAATATATTATACAAAATTCAACCTTGAAGGATTATTGCGTGGTGATAGCGCTGCCAGGGCAGCGTTCTACAATACAGCCGTCACCCTTGGAATATTAACCCGAAATGAAGTACGTGAACTCGAAGATCGCAATCCTTTAATTGGGCTTGATGAACCTTTAACACCTTTGAATTTGAATGATAAACAAGAATCAACGATGTCGGAAATTAAAATGAACCTCAATGCCTTACACGAATGAACACGCAGCCCGGTTGATTGATCCCGGCAAGTTTGATAAGTTTCGGCGGACGAATGGCGGAAAGCTGTATAATAAAATAGAGGTACCGGAAACTATTGCAATTATATGGGGGCATTTGAAAGATACAGAAAATGACTGGGCGGCACAGGCGTTGAGATTTCCGGTAAAAAACTGGACTGAAAAAGAGGCAAAAAAATGGCTTGCAGATAATGAAGTAAAATACATAGCATTTGAACCAGCAGAAGAAAAACAGGAAAACATGGAAAAAGAAGTAAGATATTTTGAAACAAAGATTAATTTTCAAAACATACCAGAGGAGGCTTTTGATAAAATGGGAGAGAAAAATATTTCATTAGCGTCTGGACATTTTTTAGTATTCAATCAGGAAACGGAATTGTGGAAAAATTATTTTGAGAAAATTGATCCGGGGGCCTTAGATGATGTTTTGAATGACGATGTGCGGGTATTATTTAATCACGATTCAAATATGATCCTTGCACGGACAACGGCGAAGACAGCAAAAATAAGTAAAGATGAAAAAGGTGGTATTGCCGAGTGGACATTTCCCGAAACGACGTATGGAAAGGACTTGATTGTAAGTATTAAACGTGGGGATATTACGGGAATGTCATTTGGATTTACTGTCGATAAACAAAGTTGGGAGGAAGATAAAGAAACGGGCAAGGTGGTAAGGACGATATTAAAACTCAGAAGGTTATACGATGTATCACCGGTTACATTTCCTGCATATCAACAAACCGATGTCGCATTGCGGGCGTTTGATCAATACAAAGCAGAAAAAAGTATAACGCAAACGGATGAGGAAGAAATAAAGAATAAAATCAAAATACAGCAAGAAAGAATGAAAACCAAAATAGCAATTTTAAAATGCAAATAAAAGCCTGCAAAACAGGCAATGTTTAACAAAAACCCTAAAAAAATGAACCTAAAAAATTTAAGAGAAAAAAAGGGGAGCCTGATAAAACAGATGGAAGACATCAAAAAGCAGGCCGACGAAGAAAACCGTCTTATGACGGACGAAGAATCAAAGAGGTTTTATGCGTTCGATACTGAGATGGAAACAGTAAACCGGGAAATCCGGCATACTGAAAGACTTGAACAGATTGTCGAACATGTCGAACCGGAGACAAAAACGATTGAGGAAAAACGAATGGCCGATTTTGTGCGATACATCAAGACGGGCGTTGTTGGTGAAACAATGGAATATCGGGCTACTCAATCGGGATTGAACACAACGACGACAACGGGAGGTTACCTGATCCCGCAAGATTTTGGCGATGAATTGATAAAGTCGTTGCAGATATGGTCAGAGGTACGCAAGTGGGCAAGAGTGTACCCAACGGATTCCGGTAATGACTTACCATTTCCAACTGTCAACGATGTTTCAAATACGGGTCGTTTGTTAGCTGAGGAAACTCAGGCAACACAAACGCTGCTTACCTTCGGGCAAAAGATACTGAAAGCATATGTATTTTCAAGCGATATGGTTCCGGTATCATTTCAGTTGCTTCAAGATAGTGCGTTTGATCCTCAGACGATGCTCAATGAATTACTTGCTGAACGTTGCTTCCGGTGCGAAGACGGATATTTTACAACCGGAACAGGAAGTTCGCAGCCGGGTGGGTTTGTGGCACAATCAATAAAGGGAGCAGACTTTGCGGCAACGGCACTTACAAGACTTGTCATTCTTGATCTGCTTCATTCTGTAAATAAAGCGTATCGCAATTCACCGAGAGCTGCCTGGGCGATGAATGATAGCACGTTGAAGGCTATTAAAAAGTTAGCAATTGGTAGCGGAGACGACAGGCCAATTTGGCAACCCTCGATGATAGCAGGTGAACCCGACAAGTTGGAGGGTTTTCCCTATTTCATTGCCCCCTCCATGGCAAATATAGGAGCATCGGCGAAGTCGATGGTGTTTGGAGACTTCGGTAAATTCGTTATACGTGATGTAAAAGGTTTAACACTGATACGTTTAAATGAACGTTATGCCGATTATTTACAAATTGGATTTATGATGTTTTCCCGGGCGGATTCTGCACTTTTGGATACGGCAGCGATCAAACACGGCTTACACGCAGCTTCATAATCCCTGTTCATTTTCCCCTTAACCGGGGCAGAATATTTGCCCCGGTTTTTTTAAAAAAAAAGAAAGGAGTAAAAGATGAAATGTTTGGCATTACAAAGTTTTTCAGGCGAATACATTTGCGCTAAAGGTTGTATCATTGAAATGCCCGAAGATGTTGCAATATCGCATCAGAAACACGGGCTTGTGAAAATTCTTGATCAGGATTATGTTCCGCCGGTTGCCTACGAAACTGCTGAGGACGTGATGGTGGATAAAGAAGAAAAGATTATAAAGCCCGTAAAAAAAAAGCAGAAGGCGCAAACATTCCCGGCATCAATGAAGAAAAATAGATTTGAAAGATATCTTAAACTACGATAAAAATTAAATGGGGTACAAACTTAAAACGGCACCGGCATCAGAGCCTGTAACCTTAGCAGAAGCTAAATTGCATCTAAAGATCGACAGTGACACTTCGGATGATGATTTGATAAATAATTTGATCACGGCTGCAAGGGAACAAGCTGAGAAATTTACAGGACGTGCGTTGATAAATCAGACATGGGAATTGAAAATGGACGCATTTCCAACCGATGATGATGATCCAGATTCCGCTATTGTGCTGCAAATGCCCCCTTTATCATCTGTGAGTTCTATATATTACCTTCATGCGGAAACAGGAGTAAATACACAGTTATCGGCAGCAAACGTATATGATCTGGATACATACCAGGAACCGGGACGTATAATATTAAGGTACGGACAAACATGGCCAGCAGTTTATTCGGTGCCAAATGCGATCGTCGTAACATTCATTGCCGGATATGGCTCAACTGCGTCTTCGGTACCATCTTCAATTAAGGCAGCGATACTATTGATTATTGGACATTTATATGAAAACCGGGAAGATGTATTAACAAATAGAACGCCATATTCATTACCAAAGGGAGCAAATGATTTACTTGCGCCATATTGCATATCAAAATTTGTGTAAAATGATTGGGAATCTTGATCGGCGAATAGTTTTAAAAGACTACACAACATCACAAAATGCCTATGGTGAATTGGAGCAAACATGGACAACGACAGCAACGATATGGGCGTGGGTACGATATGGTGCGGGAAATGAAAGAATGATAGCAAATAAAGAGACAGTGGTTGGTGACTGTATTTTTACAATTCGCTATCGAACCGGGGTGACGGAAAGAACAAAGGTAGTATTTGATTCAACTGATTATGACATTCAACATATCGCACAAATAGGACGAAGAAAATATCTGGAATTGACTGCAAGAAAAATCGTTTAAAGATGGGAAGCATCGGAATAAAATTTGAAGGAATGGATGCGCTGGCTGCGAAGTTTAATAAACTATCGCAACTAAGCAAAGAACGATTTTTCCATGACGAATATAAATCTGTGGTACGGCGCATAAAAGAGCAAATGAGACTTGAAACGCCGGTATACAAAGGAAAATATTGGAAATCAAAACAATATCCAGCCAGAAATCATCCATCAGGAACGTTACGGGAATCAATAGGTTCAAAAATGGGAGGAATGGAAATACCAACGGCCTGGGTATCATTGAATCGTAGAAGGGGGATAGATGCATTTTATTCGCATATGGTAATTGGTGGGCATGAATATGGATCGGTTAGAGTAAAGCCTAACCCGATAGTCCGGCGGACTTGGGAAATGTTGAAGCCATGGATAGAAGCAACATTGCGGAGCAAATTTGAAAATAAGATCAAAATATTTATGCAGAAATGATCTGGGAATGTTTGTTTGTTGGTAAGGTTATATATAGCACGGTGAAAGATTTGTCCGGTGTTTCTTCACGTGTTTATCCGCTACGGATACCGCAGGCCATTGACTTAAAGACAACAAACGCAATTTCATATTATATTATTTCAACAAAGCCCGAAGATACGAAAGATAGCCGTAGTTTGATAGATACAGTAATGTTACAAGTATCCATATTTTCAAATGTATATAATACGGCAAATGCACTCGCACAATTAATACGTGAGGCAATGGATGGGCTTTCGGGAGAAATAGCAGGTACAACTGTCGATTCAATCAGATTCACAAATGAAATAGATCAATATGAAGATGATGTAGAAGTTTATCATAAAATACAGGAGTACGATATACGTATTAAAAATGAACCCTCAACAAATATAAATGCCATGACTGTCGTTGCATTATCGCTCACAAATGATTATGCCTGGGCGGATGCTATCCCTGCCGGGTATATATTAGAAGAAATGATATTTGATGAAACTGCCGGTAAAACAGCGCAATTAAGTGCAGGGACATCGGCAAATGGAACAAATATATTTTCGCAAGCAGGAATCACAGAGGGTGCGCTGACAGTGATTAAAGTTGATAAGGCTTACAGTAAAACAACTGCAAAAACAATATATATACATCATTCCGGCGATGGAGATACCTGGAATGGTGCGACAATTACGGTATATGCTATTTTAAGAAAATTCTATGTTTAATAATTAAATACATTAAAATATGGCAACAAGTGGTGTAATAAATGGAACGCTATTGGGCGTGTATATGGATAGCACGTTAATAGCTTCGGCAAAGAGCTGTGAATTAACCGTATCCCATGATCCACGCGAAACAACAACAAAAGACGATGGCGCATATGAGACTAAGTTGGAAGGTAAATTAAGTTGGGGTATCAGTGTGAATGGACTTGCAACTGTATCCGGTTTTAGTACGTTGTTTACGGCATGGAAGAACAGGACGCAAGTACAACTGTATTTTCAAACGGCGGTAAGTGGAGATAAAACATACAGAGGATATGCGTATATAACGTCGCTGAAAGAAAGTGCAGATCATCAGACAAGTGCAGCCTGGGATGCGTCGTTTGAGGGAACCGGATCACTTACTGAAAGTGCGTACTCGTAAAATATTACATTCTATATATATCATCAATATATATAGAAATGGGTAGGCTAATTGAACTTTAAAAAATAGAAATATGGCAATGACAACGACAATTCTGGATGGTAACCTTTTGGGAGTGTATAATGGTACTTATTTGATTGCCCTTGCAACTTCATGCAGTTTATCACTCAATACGGATATGCGTGATATATCAAATAAAGACAGTGCCGGATGGGGAGCATTTTTGCCGGGACAGAAAAAGTGGACGATAACAGTTGATTGCCTGGTTAATTATTCGACAAATTACAATTGGGCGTATTTGTTTGGTTTGTGGTTTAATAGCACGGCATTGACATTGAAATGGCAGACAACAAACGCAGCAGACTATTATTATTCAGGAACCGCATATATAACGTCTATCCAAAAAAATGCACCGCTGAATGGCAATGTTTCATTCAGTGTGACATTTCAAGGAACCGGAGCAATAACACAAACAATACCGGGTGAATAACCCTTCGTAAAATATGATATATGAAGTAAATATTGGCGGGCAGGTAAGGCCTATAGCGTTTGGGTTTAATGCATTGGCCTCATTTTGCCGGCTTTCAGGTTTAAAGATAGCTCAGTTGGAACAAATCGCCGTTGAGATGGATTTAATCCATGTGATAAATTTGATTTATTGCGGATTAAAAGACGGGGCAAGAAAAAAGAACATACCGTTCACGGCAACTATTGAGGATGTTGGCGATTGGCTTGATGAGGCGCCGGGTGAACTTGCGGGGATTATGAATATGTTTGTAGAATCACAAACACGGCCTGAATCAAAAAAAAACGGAAACACAACGGAGGAGATGAACGTGAAATAACATTTGATTACCTTCAACAATTAGCCTGTGGACAACTCGGATGGACACCTTCGATATTTTGGGACGCAACACCACGGGAATTTTGGAACACACTTGAAGGAAATTTTGAACGTGAAATGTGGCATGAAAGGCAGTCTTGGGAGCGTGTGCGATGGCTTGGCTGCCTTTTATTTAACACGCAAGTTGAAAGCAAACATAGAAAAGAACCCCGGGAAATATTACCATTTGTGTGGGATAATGAAGAAGGAAGAATTGTCGAATTACCAACAAACGATGATATAAAGAAAATAATTGAGCGGGATAAAAAAATAATGGAAAAAGAAAAGAATGGCTGAATTAAGTTTTGGAATAAAAATATGGGGGGATATACGGAACCTCTTGCAAAGTCTCACAAAAGGTAAGGAGGCTATACAGAACTTTGGGAAGAAATCATACGATTCATTTCGCGAATTACAAAGAGAAGTTACAGCAGCGGAAATGAAATTCCGCAACCTGGCTGCTACAATGGGGATAAATAGCAAAGAGGCACAGGCAGCATTAGCGAGTTTCAGACAGTTATCGGCACAGGCAAAAGAAATAAATACAGCAATAAGGCCTACTGCCTCAGCATTTTCTGAATTAACATCACAACTAAAAGGAATGGCGAAGGGGTATTTAGGGGTGACGGCAGTGGCATGGGGAGTTGTTTCATTCTTAAAAAATTCATTTGAAGCTGCAGCGCAGGAGGAAAGACAGATAAGAAGGCTATCGGCAGCGTTTGATGATAACAAAGAAGCGACTGAGCGTATATTGCGCTTGCGTGAAAGAATGAAAGAAACTACAATGTTTTCAGAAGATGAAATCACGGAAGCGATCACGATGGCCAGGGAGTTGGGGAATAATGAAATAAATACAGTTAAATTAACGGAAGCTGCTCTTGCATGGGCTAAGGTAACAGGTAGGGATTTAACACGTGTGATGGTTAAGTTAAATAAGGACATGGAAGAGGGAGGAAACTTAGTTGATATATATCATAAAAAATACGTTAAATTTCTTACCGAAGGGGCGGGGACGACAGAGGAGAAGGTTGATAAGATGAAGAAAAAATGGGAGGATTTTCTTGAAACTATCGGGACAGGGTTATTAAAAGCGTTCAATGCACTTACTGAACGTTTTGATACCGGAGATCAGGCAATCAAGAATCAAATTGAATCACTTGAAAAATTGCAAAAAGTGCATTTTCTTGAAGCGAGGGATGTTGAAATCAAAACATT